CGGCCGTCCAGCCCATCGCGGTGAGGTGGTCGACCATCTCCGAGACGGCGGTCTTGCCCTCGGCGGTCTTACCCTCCGCCTCGTCGGTCTGGACGGCCTTCCACATCCGCACCAGGCCTCGGGCCTGGCCCAGGTTCAGGGCCTTGATCTTGTCCTCGGGGAAGGGTTGGCCGCAGGCGTCGTAGACCTTCTTGACGTGGATGAGCGCGGCCGCGTTCACCGGCTCGTCGTCGGACGGCATGCCCTGCGGGGTGCCCTGCGGTGCCTGCGCCGGAGCGCCCTGGCCCGAAGGTTGGGCCACCTGCTGAGCCGACTGCTGCTGCTGCGGCTGGGCGATCTGGCCGGTCGTCTGAACACCGGTGAGCTCGACCTGGACCTGCTGCTGCTGGTTGGTCGGGCGGTTGGCCAACGCGGCCGTGAGGATGGTGTTGAAGTCCGGCTCGATGATGTCGGGCAGCCGGCCGGCGGTGCGGTTCCCCAGGTACTCGTAGGTCTCGTCGCCCTCGGCGCGCAGCCAGTACTTGGTGAACTTCGTGCCGTCGTCGCGGACCTCCTCCTTGCGGAACGAGAGCAGGGAGTAGCCGACCATGCCGGCGATGCTCTCGGCGATGGAGCCCTCGAGCCCGGGCAGGACGACCGTCCGGGGGTTCTTCTCCGTGCCGACGTCCTTGGTCTTGGTGTGCACGATGAAGAAGACGTGCATCGGAAGCGCGAGGAAGCTCTGGAGGATGGCGACCATCTCCTCCTTGAGCCAGCTCCAGTCGTCGCGGAGGAACTGTGTGGAGCGCTGCTCGCGCATCCGCTCCTTCTTCATGATCGCCTGGAGCATGTCGAGGGTGTCGATCGCCACCGCCTCGATGTCGGGCATCCCCAGCGCCTGCGCGGCCTGCTTGCGGAACTGCTCCTGGCTGAGCACGAACTGCGCCTGGCGCAGGTCGTCGGTGGAGTGGATCGCCTTGAACGGGATGTCCAGGTGGGCGACCGACTGAAGGTTGTTGGCGTGCGGCTCGGTGTCCAGGATCAAGATGTTGGGCACCGTGCCGAGCAGGGTGGTCTTCCCGGACTTCGGCGGTCCGGTGACCATGCACTTCAGGTAGGAGGGGAAGTCGGCGCTTCCCGTCCTGCTGAACATGGCGACTTGCGACATGCGTCCTCTTCTCCGTTGGTAGCGGACTTGGTTGTGACGGGCGTGTGGCTGAGGTGGTTGGCGGGCCTCCTGCGAGCCTCCGGGTGGGCCTCCATGGGCCTCCATGGGCCTCGGTGCTGTTGACCTCCTAGGGGCCTCTCATGGCAGTCCTGCGCCGGCCGGGACGAAGCCGTGGATCTCGACCACGAACTCCAGCCCGTCGATCGGCCCGGAGCAGAGGTGATCGGCGCACAGGGGGACCCACAGGGAGCCCTCCTCGGTGGCGTGGAAGACCTCGTACTCGGCGTCGGTCGGGCACGTGATGGCAGAGCACGTGCCGAACTCGACGGGGCGGATGGATCCGGGTGGGGGCATCACGCGACCTCCTGGCCTTGGTCGTCCAGCTCAGGTAGGCCGCACGGCTTGCGGAACTCGCAATAGCGGCAGCTCTCGCCGGAGATGGTGGGGACGAAGATCCGCATCGCCACGGACTCCGCGAGGGCGTTGACCGCCATGGTGATCCGGTTGTAGTGGCGCTGCTCGCGGATTCCGGCGTCCATCCGTTTCGGGGCCGTGAGCTGCACCCACTCCCCGTAGCGGGGGAGGTCGCGGTAGCGCTGCCAGGCGCTGGGTCCACCCAGGTCGGTCCAGAACTCGGGCTGGGTGGAGGCGTAGCCGTACGCGGAGAACTGGAGGTCCTCGGCGAGGTAGTCGTAGGTGGGGGCCTTGGCGTTGGTCTTGTAGTCGACGATCTTCAGGACCGGGCCACCCAGCCCACCGTTGATGTCGGCGCGGAAGCCGACCTCGATCTTGTCGGCGGTGCCGAACAGGGTGTGTCCGTCGCCGATCGGGACCTCGAACGTGTGCTCGCGGGCCAGGGTGAGCGCGGAGTCCCAGCTGATGATCGCCCACCAGTCGCGCAGGATCCGGGGGCCCTTCTCCATGAACTTCTTCCACGACGTGCCGCGCACGTAGTACTGCGGCTGGTAGGTCGGGTCGAGCAGGGTGGGTTCGGCCCACAGCTGCTGGAAGCGGGCGATGGCGCCGTCGAGGTCCTGGTTCACCTCCAGCCACTCCACGCAGTCGTGGATGATCGAGCCGAAGGTCAGCGAGCCGGACTGCTCGCGGGGCAGTCCGTCGATGTGCTGGAACCGATACTTGAGGGGGCAGGCGTTCCAGGTCTTCAGGTCGCTCTGTCTGACTCTGATCTCAACCCACCCCCCTCATGTCAGTCCATCCGGCGGTCCGGACGTACTCACTGCGACCCCGGAGGCGACGAGCGCGCCGCATCAGGCGTTCAAGAGGGGGCGTCGTCCGACGCGGCCTGACCCGCATCAGAATGCACATTTCGGACATATCGGGCGCATGGGTACATGCTCGCAGGCAGCACCGACAGCCCGCATGGGTAGCGGCATGACAACAACTTTCCGAGAGAGAGCCGGCCGTTGGCAGCAGCCGGACGCAAGCAGCTGTGTGGTGGTTTGTCCCGGTTTGTCCCGGAACTGGGGGTCCTTCGTTTCTACGGCATCCCGGGCGACTGCCGCAAGGGAGACACGCCGAGAACTTCGCTCAACCCGAACAATTCCGGACGCCCGTCCAAACGGGGTTGACCCCCCGGCTCGCCGGCGGCAGCATGGGCCGGTTCAGAACTGTCCGATAATTGGAGGGGGGTCGGGGAACGAGTAGTCCCTGCTCAGGTCCGAGCAGTCTCGGGGGGCGTAGAGGGCGTTGATCCAGGTCCGGAGCTCCTCCATCGCCGCCTGCCGGTCCGGGGACCGGTCGGGGTTTGACGCCGTGCTGAGATCCAGCACGAACCCCCAGAGGATCCGGTTGGCCTCTCGAGCCTGGTTGGCGTTCTGACAGCTCTGCACCTGGGTCTCTCGGTTCTGTGCCACCGTCGCCTCCACCTCCCGGCTGAGCTGGAAGGAGTAGATCGCGCCGAGCACCGCCGCAACAGCCAGCAGCCCGAAGGCCGCAGTCAGATACCGCATCCGGAGCATCTGCGCCCTGGAGACCGTCAGCTGGCGTCCGAGTTGATCCACCCGGACGCTGAGGTCCCTTGCGACAGTGGCCAGCGTCCGCGTGGACTCCGACTCTGGATTCTCGCTCACGTGCAACCCTCTTCCTTCTCCCGGGACTCCCGCGCGGCGTCGACGGCCCTGGACTTCAGCGCGGCGTCGGCAGCCTTGCGCAGCCGCGCCGACACGACCTCCAGCTCCCGCACCAGCTCCCAAAGCTCCTCGAGCTCGCTGAAACCCTTCTCGCCCATCAGTCCTCCACCCGATCCTTGAGCTCCTGGATCAGCTGAGCGATCCCTGCGCTGGCCTGACGCATCTCTCGATACGCCTCCCGCTCGGAGGCGGGGAAGGTCTCGAGGATCTGCGCCGACCTGGCCAGCGCGGGCAGCGTGTTGGTGGACAGCTGGGCCTGGAACTCGGAGATCACCTGGTCCTTGGCCTCGATCTGACGCTCCAGTCCACGGACCTCGAACTTGGTTCGGAGCTGGCCGGTGACCAACAATCCGATCACGACGCCGGCCACCCCGTAGTTGACCAGGAAGGCGATCGGGTCCACCGACTCTGCCGTCGCCCAGAGAATGAGCAACGCCATGGACTATCCCCCCGCCCCTGGAGTCATCCGGTGATCGCTCGGGCGGCCGGCGAACTGCTGCTGGCCACGTTGGTCGGCTTCCAGAGTCCGTAGTAGGTGGCCACGCTCACCACGAACGTCACGACGGTCGTCAGAAGCGCCTGCTGCCAGACGAAGTTGACGTCGTTGACGTACTCGGCGCCGAAGCCGGTGACCGCCGAGAGGGCCAGGTTGACGACCGCCTTGACGCCGGGCGGGGCCGTGGACCTGGTGACCAGCGCGACCAGGATCGGGATGAGCGTCCCGATCAGAATCGAGACGACCTGGACGCTGCTGATGGACGACGCCACGGGGTCGACCGCGAGGGCCGTGGCTGCGTTGGCCCCGTCCATGAGTAGTGCTGCGCTCGGCATGGTGATCTCCCTCCTTCGCCCCCCCTGGGGGCTTACGGAAGGCATCGGCCGAACAGATGTCCAGATTCGTGATCCGGCCGCCTAGGTCAGCTCACGCCGGCCAACTGTTCCGTCGAGAGCTGGGGCTGTTGGGGTTGAGCCTGCGGTTCAGTTCGGCGACCAGGTCGCTGACGTCGATCTTGGTGAGGTCGACCATCGGCTCGGCGGGCATCCCTGCCTCTTCTGGGGTCAGGAATCCGGCAGCAACGAACGCCTCCAGCACCGGGCGCTGGTAACCCCTGGCGAATGCGGCGACCGCCCGTGATGACATTCGCGGTGCCGCTTCCTCTGTCGTGCTGAGCCAGCGGCTGATCGTGGTCTGGTCGACTCCGGTCTTCCTGGCGACGTCGACCTGTCGGTCCGACCCGATCACCTGCTGCACATAGGACTTCCACTGCATGGGTGCTCCTCCCAGATCTGCACCCCGAGACATCCCCTCATTATGCGCACACACGTACGACTGGCAGTGCGCAAAGCGTCAAACTTCAACCACTTTTGGTATGCGCATAGGGGTTGACGGAACGCGTATGCGAGGAGCAGCGTTGCTTCTGTCAGTGACGGTCGCCGCGAGTGAGGCAGACCAGTCTCGGGAAGCAGGCTTCCGGGGAAATCTCGGGGTCCCGGACTGGCTACCGACGAGTATCCGCGCTGGCACACCCTAACCCGAAGGGCGGCTCCAGCCGAACCGAGGCACATGGAGGCCATGCATCACCCGGCGCGGGTCGCCCTTCGGGTAACGCCGCTACCGACGGAGGAGACCCGATGCTGCGACCGCCGGCTCGCGTGTATCGGGTCAGTACTGAACCGAGATGTTCACGTTGGCTCCAGTGTCCACGGGGACTACGAGGGCGACCACCTCGACCGAGACGGGGTCGTAGCCGGTCGCCGTGAACGTGAGCGTGGCCAAGTTCCGACTCCCCGCCGCCAACGCCGTGAAGTCCACCCCCACGGTCGTGATTCCCGTCGCCCCGGTGTCGGTAGCCGGGGTCGGCGTGGCCCAGGCGACGTCGGAGGCCACGTCCCAGGTGACCGAGGCCCCATCGCTGGTGGCGACGTCGATATCGACGCTTGTCTCGATCCCCTCTCGGACGTAGTGACGACGCGCGGTGGTGGTCAAGTGCACCACCGCCGGCACCGTGTAGGCGGGCGGCCCTGGAGCCCCTGGGGCATCGGTCAGCGTCGCCCTCAGGGTCAGCTCGCCGGCCGCCAGCGGCTCCTGGGTGGAGGCGAAGCGGAATTGGTCGACGTAGTAGGTGGCAACCCCCGAAGTCACCTTGGTGGCTCTGGCAAGGACTACCTGTGCCGACGCAACGTTGAAGGAGAGTGGGCCGATCTCGTAGTAGGTGCCCGAGGCGTCCACCGTCACGGTCGTGGTCGCCAGCACCGCCGCAACGGCGTCGAACACCTGGAAGAGAAGATCACCAGGCGGTGTCGCGTCGACCGCACGCAGGCGGACCCAGGCCTCGTAGTCGCCCGGATCCAGGGTGCCGAAGCTGATCTCGACATACTCGTCCTGCTCGTTGAGCTCCACCACCTCACCACTGAAGGCCCCGCTGTCGGCGAGGACGATCATGGTGGTGTAGTTCTCCTGCTCCGACGCCTCGGCCTGAAATGAACCCCCGTCGGTAAGCGGGTAGGTGCCTCGGTAGAAGTTCACCGAGGTGCCGTCCGAGCTCACCATCACCGAGCGCCCGTCCGAGTCGACCACCTCGAAGGTGACCTGGGCCCCGCCGGCCGCCACGGCAGGCGGCCGCAGGAAGAAGGCCGTGAGCTGACTGGGGAGGATGGACTCGCGCACGTACGTCATGGCGTAGACGTCACCGATCGCGACATCCCCAGTGACGAAGGGGTCCCAGTTCCTCCCGCCACGCGGCATGGCCTCGATCGGAAAGCGCCCGCTGAGCTCGTTGAGCGAGATCGAACGGCCACCCGAAATCGTGGCCGAGGTACGCCGGGGCTCACCCTGCTCGAGCGCCTCTCCGGTATCGAGCCAGGTCGTCCGAGGGGTGGTGTCGAGCTCGTCCACCCCCTCGGTGACCTGGTGCACGAGGTTGTAGCCGTCATAGGTCCCCGGCGCCAGGCTGCGGTAGATCCGCCAGCCGATCGCCCCTTCGGGAATCACGCCCCCCGGGATCGTGACCTCGACCGCGTTGGTGCTGTTGGTGGTGTTGAAGACCGGGGCCTCGACCGTGGCGTCCTCGGCCACCGAGCCATCGTCGATCCAGGTGATGCCCGATGCCTCGGCGAGGTAGTACATCTGCGTCTGGCCCGGTCGCGAGCGATAGACCCGGAACCCGACCGCACCAACCGGCAGATCAGGCAGGGTCAAGATGATGCGATTGTCGATGCCCGCCGGCACCTGGATGTTGAGGGAGTTCTCGGCGGTGGTCTCCTCGGCGGCGGCGGTGACCGCCGAGAGCGTGTAGCCGTATACGCCTGCCGGCAACCCGCCCAGGCCCGACTCCACCGCCCCGACCGGGGCATCCGGGGGTGGGATCTCGACGGGCATCTGGATGAGGACCTCGGGGCTGGCGGTCGTCTCCAGTCCCCACATGTCCAGATAGGAGACGACGTAGTACAGGGTCGTCCCCGCCGGCAGAATGCCTGAGTTGGCGACCGTGGTAACCGTGGGCAGGTCGGCCGGGTCCGCGAGGCGCGGGTGGGCGGAGTGGTTGTGATGCTCGAGGGCGTAGATCAGATCATCGAGCGCAATGCGATCGCCATCGCTGAACGCGTAGCCGTTCTTGCTCAGCGCCTCCCCGTCCCCAATGCGGGTGAAACCGAAGTGCTCGGTCTCCGGTGTGGCCTCGGGCTCCAGTTCAGACACGCGTCTACTCCTACCAGTCCAGGTCCTGATCCCAGAGGCCGGTCATCGGTAGTGGGTGCGTTGTGCCCCCACCCTCTCGCGACCTCGGTAGGACATCGGCACGCGAGGCTGGCTGGACTTAGATACCTGACCAAACCAGGTCTGGCTCATCACAACAGAAAGGCGGATCTGCACTTCTACGCTCGCGACTCCGACAGCTGCGCCGGCGAGCGCGAGGGTCACCCCATCTCCTTCGAGGGTCGCCTTACCCGTGACGGCGGAGCCTCCGGTGGAGGCACCCTCGAAGGAGATGGGGCCGCCGCCCTGCCAAGCGGCCCACAGATCACCGATCTGCGCGGCAGTCAGTGCCGTGGTGAACACCGCCGCCTCGTCACCGAACCCCTGAATAGGAGTGAGGATGGTCTGGAAGCGGTCGAGGGTGAACTCGGCCACGGCGTGCGAGACGGAGGCCACCGCCACACCGTCCATCCACACCTCGGCGTCCGTGGGGGTCAACCTGAAGATCAGCAGGTGGCTCTGGCCGTCGAACAGGCCGGACGCACCGGGGTTCCAAGCCGTAGCGTGCGAGACACCGTTGATGTAGATGGTGCTCGCGGAGGACGTGATCGAGACGTAGGTTGCGTTGGTGTAGAGGCTGAAGATGTTCCCAGACGTGTCCGTCTGGTGCTTGTAGGTCATCATCACGGTGGCAGCGTGTGATGAGTAGGACAGGCCAGTTCGCCGAACATACGCCGAACCGAGGAAGCGCATCGAGTATCCAGCAGGGTCGCTGGGCACAAGAGACGGGCGCTGGAACTCGACAGTGCTGTTGATGGTTCCAGTTCTGCCATTGCCGGATGCATCAGCAGCAGTAGTTCCGGACGCCTCCTCCAGTCGCCACCACAGGTACGGAGACAGGCCAGTGACGGTATCAACCCACGATGTCGGAGCAGGCGAGACAGACGACAAGGCGAAGTTGCCAGTCCTGCGCTGCCGCGTACCAGACAGGTCGATGTTGGCAAGAACGGGAACGGCATGAAGGTCAAACACGCCCGTCCTGCGCTGGCGTACACCAGACAGGTCGATGGTCGCGGGAACCGGAACAACGTGGAGATCGAACGCGCCCGTCCTACGCTGGCGAGTGCCCGACAGAGTGACCTCCGCAGCGGGCAGATCAGCCTCGATGCTGAAGGACGCGGTGCGGCGCTGGCGTACTCCGTTCAGCAACACGGTGGTGCCAGCATTCATCCACTTGGCGTCAAGGTACGCCTCAACATCGGCGATCTCGGTCGAAGTGAGTACGCGGTCATAGCAGATGACCTCGCCCACGTCCGCAGCCATGAAACGCCCCGCAGTGAAGGAGAAGCGCGAGCCGAGCGTGATGCCCGGCAACGTCATCGCAAGGGCGGTCCCGGTACCCTCCTCCACACCGTTCCGCCGAGCGCGTGCCGCGCCGGACGCCCCCGTTACTGCCGTCAGTTGCGCGAAACTGTAGGGCCGGTTGCCCGTCCACGCGGGATGGTCGGAGGCATTTGCCGCCGAAAAAAAGATCAGGTCAGGGGCGCCACCACTGAACGCAGCAACGGCGATTCGGTTTGTACCATCAACACCGTCGAAAACGACACCACCGACCTGCCCGCCAAGGGATGCGACCAGGAAAACCGTCCGTGGCGCAACGCCGCCCGACCACGCGGACACCAGACCGTCGTCCGAGCCGTCGAACCTCACGACAGGAAGGCCCGATGGTGCGTTGCCGCCCACCGATCTGTAGGTCGGCTGTCGGGATGCCGTTGCCTGCATCAGATGCCGGGCGTTCGCCGACGAGTCGTCCCACTGGGGAACGGTGGCACCATCCGACAGGCCGCTGATCGCGCTGGCGTCATGCCAGCAGACCAGACCGGAGATGTCCGTGGGGTCGTTGATCGCGGAAACCGGAACACCGTGGAGATCGAACGCACCAGTTCTCGCCTGTTTGGTGCCGGACAAAGAAAGGTCCACAAACGTCTGCAAGGAGAAACTCGCAGTGCGGCGCTGGCGGGTACCGGCAAGGGAGAGCGTGGTGGTCTCGGTCTCGACATCACCCAGCACGATGATCGTGTGCTGCATCCCGGGAGACGATGAAACGGAATGTGACCCATCACTGTCGGTGGAGGTGTAGTAGGCCACGCCGGAAGTGCCCGTGCCAGTAGGCACCGCACTGCTCCACCAGCCTGTCGCAGGCGTAGTTGCCGAGGGATAGGTAGCAGACGCCTTAGCGGCAGCACACACCACGAGTTGACCCGGGCTTGCCGTGGCGGTGGGACTCACGGTGGCACTCCACGAGCCTGTTGACTGGGCCGTCCCGGCAGTCGCAGCCATCCCGCGTACGAGCAGTGCCACACCCTGCTTTTGCGAGGTCGTGGACGAAGACCCACTGATCTCCCCGGCTGAGGTCGCACCGGTACCAATCCAGACCTGGGAGAACGACGACTGAGCCACCTTCGTAAAGGTCGCCCCGCAGCCCGTCCATGAGGCGGGGTAGAAGGAACTGGTGTTGCCGTCACGCGTCTGGTTGATGACAAGCACAATGACGTCATCAGGCTGCGGAGTCGTCGTCAGCGTGAGGCTGTAGGCGTTCGCGAGCCCGGTTGCAGGCCCAACAACCTCCTCGACAACCGTGACGCCAGCAGCAGGCGTACCTGCCTCGTAGTGCGCGGCAATCCGGGCAGCGGAGAGTGCGGTGCCGTAGTAGGCAACCTCGTCGATCGTGCCGTCGAAGAAGCTGGCAAATCCGGAAGCCCCTGATCCACCAGCGCCGATGTACAGGCCAGGTGCGGTGCCGAACCCGGTGATCGTCCGCGCTCCAGAAGCGACCTCGACGCCGTCGACATACAACCGGGCCGTCGTGCCGTCATATGTGGCCGCAACATAGTACCGGATGCCGGCCACCAGCGTCGGGCCAGTCAAAGTCGAGGAGGTGAAGCCCTGATAGGTACCGAGTTGCAAGACGCCGAATGACGTCATCCGCAGATACCACTTGCCTCCAGTGCCGGAGTTGAATCGGTTGATGGGGTACGCGTTCGCCCCGATAACGTCGGGGCGGATCCAGCCCTCCACCGACCACGACGAACTGGCATCAAACCACGCGGCCGCGTCGACCTTCGCTGCGTCGTCCGTGCCGTCGAAACTGACCGCAGTGTCAGCATCACCCGTGAGGAGCCCAGGCACCGCTAGGGTCGGGGATCCCGAGTAGATGCCGGGACGGGAATTACCGGATGAATCCGCCATGGTCGTTCCGGACGCATCACCCAAACGCCAGTACGCAAGCGGAGAGTCGGCCAGAACCTCAGACTGGTACGTCA